TCCGATTGTTTACGAGCGTGCTGTTGGTAACTATCAGATGGCTGAGGGTTCTGTGGTATTCGCTGGTACTAACCTTGCAATCGAGGGCTTAGGCGATAGCATACAGGCTCACTTGCGCAATCGTCTTGTGTTCTTGACTATGCGTAAGCCTACGCAACCTGAGTGGTACAACTGGGGTATTGACAACGGCGTTGACCCTGTGGTGTTGGCATGTACCAACGACAATCCGCAATGGTTCGATAGCTTCTTAGACTTTCAAGATGGCGGTAAGTATGCGGGTCGTGATCAGTCTAAAGAGAATGACGTTATCTTCAATCCGTTGTTATCTCAACAGGCATACATCACACCACGCTCACTACATTCAGCTAGTGACATCGTCAAAGAACGTGATGATCTTGATACCGATACGTTGCAGGGTTTACTCGAGGGTACGATCGGTCGTGCTGGTGCTGAGGTTATGGGTGCGTTCATTCGCTTCGGTGATGAGACCCCTGCCTTCTCTAAGATCGTGTCGTCCCCAAGCACTTGCCCTATCCCTAGCAATCCAGTAGCGCAGATCATTACTGTACTCAAGTGCGTAACTCAAACGAGTAATCGTGAGGAGGCTGAGGCATGCACCGAGTATGTGATGCGTAACCGCAAAGAGTTGCAGAGTATGTTCGCTAACAACATAGCCAACTCTACTCGTGCCGCATTGTTCGTTACAGTCAAGCCGTTCCAAGTACTGATGAATGACAACAAGATTTACTTCTCAACCAAGTAAGGGGGGTGTATGAAAACAATCATTCACGTTAATCAACATGCAGTAAGAGCCAACACTAAGAATGGCACGCACGACCCTGTACTAACAATTAAGACGTACAAGAACAATACCTATGCACACGAGGTAACGATCAAAGGTGATAGCAAAGTAATCTATTCACCCGACAAGCCGTTGTCATGTGGCGCAAAGGTATGGATTGAAACTAACGCACAAGTGGAGGTAACAGTATGAGTAAGACATGGGACAAACTAACCGCACCCGATCGGGTGATTGCAGTACACGTTGACTTCAGCAACAACAAGGACTTCGCTGGTCTATCAGGCGTTGTGTATGTTGGTGACGTTAAGTTCGAGGACATCGGCACAGCAGGCACAGATGGTCGTGATGTATGGTATGACCCTGCGTTTGTCGGTACCCTTAGTCGCAAGCAGTTGCGCTATCTCGTAGCACACGAGGCATTACACAAGGCGCTAATGCATTGCACTAACTATGTAGAGCTCAGCAAGAAGTATCCACAGTTATGCAACATGGCTATGGACTATGTAGTTAATGCGACCATCGAGGAGATCGACCCCAACTTCACATTCGTTGAGCGCCCTACTACACCCGCACCCCTCATTGACCCCAAGTATCAAGGTTGTTCTTTCATTGAGGTGTTGCAAGACTTGTTGCGTAACCCACCACCACCACCACCACCACAGCAACAACAAAACGGACAGGGTGACGGCGACGGCAACGGCGGTGCTATGGACAAGCACATCTTCGGTAAGGCTGAGTTAGGTAGCAAAGAAGCTAACGAGTTAGGTCGACAGCTTGATGATGCTATTCGTCAGGGTAAGATGCTTGCCGATAAGCTAGCTGGTAAGGGCTCTCGTGGTAATGCATTAGATCGTGCTACACAAAAGCGTGACACTAACTGGCGTGAGCATATGCGTGAGTGGATTGTTGCTTTGTGTGAGGGTGATGAGTATTCTCGCTTCGCTCCACCTAACAAGCGCTTGCTACCGCTCGGTGTTGTCATGCCGTCGCACTTCTCTGAGGCTACTGGCGAGTTGATTGTTGCGTGCGATACATCAGGTTCTATGGGTGGTATCTATCCTACTGTGTTCGGTGAGATCGCTCGTATCGTAGAGAACGTCAGACCCGATAGTGTTCGCTTGTTGTGGTGGGACTGCGAGGTGTGTGGGGATCAGTTGTTCAAGCCACACGAGTACGCCAACATCGCATCGTTACTCAAGCCAGCAGGGGGTGGTGGTACTAGCCCTGAGTGCGTTGTGCAATACATTCGTGAGAAGAAGTATCAACCCAAAGGTGTTGTATGGCTTACCGATGGGTATTTAGATGGTAGTGATGGCAAGGTCGATGTGCCTGCGTTATGGGGTGTTGTTGACAATGATCATTTCGTACCACCGCAGGGCAAAGCAGTACGTATTTACTCAAACTAAACTAAGGAGCATTACAAATGAACCAAGTAGAAAACTCTGTATTAAACAAAGTAACAGCCGTATTAAATAGTCTTAACCTTAAGTTTGCAATCGTAGACAGCGACGGCAACAAGCATGGCGACCTCAACATAGCTGAGCAAAAGAAACTTAAGCGTCGTCGTTCCATCTATCCGTTAGGCGAACTGCGTGCATATATCATGCCGTACATGAGTGGAATGATGGTCAACACTTCTAAGTACATACCTGCTGGTAAGTATGCACCCGAAGTAGTGCGTGGCTCAGTAAGTTCGTACGCTACGCATATGTGGGGTAGTGGCAACTACAAGACAAATGTTACTGCGGATAAAAAGAACATCGAGTTAGTACGCTTTGACCCACAAGTAGCGGCATTCATGAAGAACGACCCTGTTGCTGATCTGTTGTCGGGGTTAGATGACCTGCCTAAGCAACGTATAGCGAGAGAGGTTTACTCTCGTAACGGATTGTCAAGTTAATTAAACCAACCAAACGAGGAGAAGTAAATCATGACACGATATAACATCGACACATGCGCATTACTGGTAGAACTAAACGTATCACAATGGACAGCACGCAAGCTAGACCGCTCAACCACAGACGAGTTGGTAAGTAACAAGCATGCGCAAGCTAAGGGTGCGGCTCGGGTTAACAAGAACCTATTTGCTGGACGTAGTGAGTTAGAGGTAGTTGGTCAACACGTTACAGAAACACGTAGTTATGTGTATGACAACACGTTGCCGTGGAGTGATTCGGGTATACGACTATTGCCAAGTGCTAAGTTTATGGAATTTAATAGCAAGATACAGCAAGCAGAAGATAGGTTCTATGGACTAGTTACTGAGTTCGTTACTGTGTACCCGTCGCTGATTACTGCACAAGCTATGGCACTAGGTGATATGTTCAACCGCAATGACTACCCACAACCTACCGACATTGAGCATCGGTTTAACTTCAACGTGAACTACATGCCTGTGCCATCATCGGGTGACTTTAGGATTGACGTAGGTAACGACGCACAAACCGAACTCAAGACCAAGCTAGCTAAGTTTGCTGATGAGCGGGTCGAGAACGCAATGGGTTCGTTTAAGCAACGTATGGTAGAGCATCTTGCTCGTATGTCTGACCGCCTGTCTATTGACTATGTTAGCGGTGAGGCCAAACCTCGCAAGTTCCACGACTCGTTGCTAGATACGGCGCATGAGTTATGCGACTGGGCTAAGGACTTGAATATAATCAACGATCCTAGTATCGAAGAAGCACGCAAGGCACTGAAGAAAGCCATCGGGGGTATTGACGTGAAAGACCTACGCAAAGATGTAGGTGCACGTACTGATGTCAAGGCGCAAGTCGATGACATCTTATCCAAGTTTAATTTCTAGGGGGTGAGGCAATGCCTAAATTAAAAAATAAACCATGCAATCTGACCAAAAAAGAATGGAGTTTTTTACTAATGGTCTTTGATGACTACGTTGAGAATTTAGATTCTTCGGAAGACACAATCAACATGCTTAAAGAGATACATCAGAAGCTATTCTTTATGGATTATTTAATTAAGCAGGAGGAAGCATGAGAAGAATAGAAAGCGAAGATGGTAGCTGGTGCCAGTGCGTTACTGAAGGCAACATCATTCACTATACCGATAGCGATGGTGTTTGGATGAAAGAAACGTACGACAAGAAAGGTAGAATTACTAACCGCCTTGATAGCTATGGTGCGTGGGATAAGTTTACCTATAAGAAAGACCCCCTTAAAAACAACAAAGAAGTATTGTTTGAGCATACGAAAGGGCAAAAGCCATGAGTGTACTAAAAGAAGCAAACGCAATCATCTACGGGGATAGAGAGAAGACCTACGGTCATCCTTCTAAGAACTTACAAACCATAGCGGTGATGTGGGGGGCGTACTTAGACGCACGCAAAAACGTAGAGCGCACCACAGCAAAAGATGTTGCCGCAATGATGATGTTAGTTAAGGTAGCAAGGTTTGCTAACGACCCTGACCATAGAGATAACCTAGTAGATATATGTGGCTATGCCGCATTAGTTGAACGGTGTGATGAAACACCAATAAAGGAAGAAGCATAATGAATGCATTTATTACACAACACATTCGTGACAAGTATCACATCGAATGGCAGGAAGAATACATAGTAGGTATGGTCAACCAGCTAGGCTCGATGAGTACCATGCGCATCTTAAGTTTATGTGACAAGCAAAAACTAATGTCACCAGCCACAGCGCATAAGTATTTAAAGAGTGCGGTTAGGCGCAAGATGGTATCGCAGAAACGCAATAAGGAAGATGCGCGTGGCGTTGAGTTTACCGTTGCACCTAAAGGCGATCAATTCTTAGAGGAGATAAAGCATGCCCATGTCAGAAAGTGAAATCCTACTAATGATGCGTGAGAACGCCGCACTATGTAACCTCGAAGCTGAAGTTATTGTTGCGCTTAAGGCCTATAAAGTAGGTGATCAACAAATTCTTAACCAGCAACTTAACCAAATAGTAGTTTGTCTACAAAGGATTGACGATGTACGTAGACGCTATGGTAAGGAGGATGCTTGACGCCCGAAGCCAAAGTTAAAAAGAAAGTTGTCGATGTTATTAAAAAGAACGGTGCTTACTATTTTTTCCCTGCTACTGGTGGTTATGGGCGTAGTGGGGTTCCTGATATTGTGTGCTGTTATCGGGCTGTGTTCATTGCTATTGAGTGTAAAGCTGGCAATAACAAACCCACGCCTTTACAAGAAGCAGAGATATACAAGATCGGACAAGCACAAGGGTTTGTTAGGGTAATAAACGAAGACAACATTGCTAACGTACAAGCAGTATTCGATACCATTGATAAAGGGCTAACGCCATGAAAGATCAGACTAAGGAGCAAGCGTATGCTGAAGTGCAACAGGCGTTAACCCTATGCACAGTAGAAAACGCAATTCATTCAGCCGCAGTAATCATAGTCAACAACGAAGAAGAGACTGTCAAAGTTTATGGGTTGAACATGGACGAGATGGAATTGCCCATGCTATTACTCGAAACTGCCGCAGAAGTAAGTGAACGAATCAAAAATCTAATCAAAAACAGGACACTACAATGAAAAAAGCATCATTCGAAACATATAAACCAAAACCTGACGAATTCAAAATCGCTCAAGTACGCACTAACAAATCGTACAACAAGAACTATACACCGCCAACGCACCCCTTTTTGGAACGCCTTGAATCGTTTCGTGCTATTCAAAGTCTTTGGACACCAAACAAACCAGTAGAGGGCAAGTCATGAACGTGCCATATAACAACGGCAAGGTAAAGATGGGTCAGTTCTATCAACGCCCTCAACCCATGTACGACATTGACAAAGACATGGTGCTACTACAAACAGCTTTAATCGGTAATGTTAAAGCAATCAAAAAAGAAAAGTTGTACAACAAGTTGTACGTAGGCACATTGGTGCTCGGTGTGTTTGGTGCAATTCTATTTACTAAAAACTAATAGGGGGTAATGTGAACGCAAATGAATTAGCTGATGAATTAGAAAACGACATTAACTGGATTCAAGATGGGCTTGCTAGAAAGTGGGTAGTAGATATGCTACGCCAGCAACAAACTGAAATAGAGTATTGGAAAGAAAAGTTTAACAAGGCTATGGATATGCAAGAAGTAAAGCCAGCGAAGTATTCAGATGCATGGTGGAAAGAAGTTGAAGAATTTAATAAACGGTTAAAGGCACAAAATAAATGAGCGCACCATTCGACAAGATACTTGTCATTGACTTTGAAACACGTTGGGATAGCAAGGAATACACGCTATCGAAGATGACTACTGAAGAATACATCAGAGACCCACGTTTCAAAGCCTTTGGCTTGTGTTACAAAACGCTAGATGTAAAGGAAGACATTACATGGGTATCACACGATGATATACAAGACTGGGTTGATTCAGTTGATTGGAGTCGGACGGCGGTGCTTGCGCACAATGCTCAATTTGATATTGCTATTCTTAGTTGGGTTTATGGCGCTAAGCCTGTATTCATATTCGACAGCTTATCTATGGCACGTGCTCTTAGAGGCGTGGAAGTAGGCAACAGCTTGATGAAGCTAGCCGAGGTATATAAGTTACCACCTAAAGGTAATGCAGTTCATAGCACCAATGGTTTGAGTGAGTTGTCGTACGAGATAGAGCAAGAACTTGCAGAGTACTGTAAGCATGATGTGTTCTTATGCGAGAAGATATTTGAGAACCTGATGATGGAAGTTGATGGTGGCTTTCCAGTAAAAGAACTCAAGCTAATCGACATGACACTCAAGATGTTTACGAGCCCTGTATTGGAACTAGACGAGGAGATGTTGAATGAAGCGATTATTGATGAACGCACGAAGCGTGAAGCGCTACTTAAAAAGGTCGGCATTGAAGAAACGGCGCTTGCAAGCAATGACCAGTTTGCAAATGTGTTACTTGAACTTGGCGTTGCGCCCCCTAAGAAAATATCGAAAACGACAGGCAAGGAGGCTTACGCATTTGCAAAGAACGATGCCTTATTCCAAGCCTTACTCAACAGCGATAATGAAGATGTCTCTTTACTTTGTGAAGCTAGGCTCAAGGTTAAGAGCACGCTCGAGCGCACAAGAGCGCAACGTTTTGTCGATATTGCAGAACGAGGTACGCTCCCTGTACCGCTTA